CCATTCTCCCATTGTAAAATAAAACCACACCATGACTGCCTTTCCAGTTGTCTGTATTACAGAAGCAACGGTTTCTATGTCTTGTGTGGGCATTTCTACATAATTTGGAACGCTAAAAATCTTACCTACATCATCTTTATATTGTTCTATTATCTCTCTATCCATCTGCGCATCTGTCATATTCTGAGAAGGAACTAGTTGTTCTAATGTCGCTGATTCACTTGCTATCTGAAAAGCATTGGCTCCAATCATGCCAGGTGTAGGTTTATTAGTGCGTCTTTGATATATGTGTGTTGCTGAAAAATGAACATAGATATTATTTTTTAGCCAATACATTACACCTAAAAGTTTTGCTAATGTTTGGGCAACACAAGATCCACTTCCATTCTGATTAAAAATCGGGAATTTTCTCCACTCAGATTGAGGCTTTTCAACCCAATTTACAGGATTGGTCGAAGCCACAATCTCATTGAATTTATAATCTTTTATTTTTTTTTCAATTGGCCTAGTATCAACCAATGCGCCAGAACGGAATTTTGCCATCTTTTTTGATCTTAATAATAAGGTTTTATTATATTAATACTACCAAAGTCCAGTAGCGACTGTCTATCTTCTAAGTCCAGAAATTGCCCTTGAAGGGATTCTCTTGTTAAGTTCTTCTTTAGACAATCTTATTTCCAAAGTTAAGTCAATATCTTCTTTCATAGCTAAATAATCACGGACAGCCTTAGCCCCGACAAGATGCTCAAAACGATCTAATAAGTCTATATCGTTCATATTACGGATCTTATTGAGCATCTTTAATACTTTTCCCATATATTTAATCTTGTGATTCCTCTTTAGAATCCTTTTTGGTCATTTTCCCTATAAATTCTAGCGCTTTATCTAGTCCTCCCATTGCTTCAACCATTTGCCCAATATCGGCTCCAGTTTCAGCGTTCATAGGTAGTCCTAAAATATTTCCACCTTTACCGCTAGTTACAACCTTAATATTAGCATTTTTGGCTATTTCTGCATAAGCTTGAGCAAATGAGGTTTGAATGCTCACCGCTGCACGAATTTTTTCGATAACAGTGGCTGCCTCATTAAATTTCTGCAAGGCGAGAGCCATTGCATCTTTAGCCTTAGCTTCAGCCAATCCTTTAGCTTCAATGGCTGTACCTTCAGCTTGTCCCTTAAGAGTCACTACATTTGCCTCTTTTTCTCCCTTGATTCTAATAGCTTCTCCTTCTCCAGAAGCTGTTATTACTGCTGCCTCTTTGGCAATATTAGCCTCCCCAACAACACTGAGACGCATGGCTGCAATTTTTTGTTCGTTAGTTTTTGCAGCTGCAACCGCAATGGCTTGGTCTTTTTCTTGAGTCTTTATACCGATAGTTGTATCCCTTTCCAATTGTTTCTGGGTGAAAGCCTTTTCAGCATCAGCTTTAGCTGTTTCAGCTAAGTTTCTATTGCTTTGTTCAGCTTCTATGGCCTCTCTATCTCTTTTAGAAACCTCTATACGTGCCACTGATTGGACTGCGGCCTTTCTCATGCTCTCATAATTTGCTATAACCGATGAGCCTGCTTTATCACGAATATCGTTTATTTCCAAATTCACTAATTGCACACCCCAAGATTCTAGTACACTATCTACCTCTTTACTCACTCCTGTAGCAAATGTCGCACGATCTCGCATAATATCTAGAATTTCCTGCTTCATTGATGAAGCCCTAGCGATTGCTTGTACTATAGCTATCAAGTCTCTGTGGAGAGATTCAAATACATCCCCGCTCAAATCTAGTCTTTCAGCGGCCTTGACGGGATCATCAATGTGTAACCATGTCATTACGTCACAGACAAATGGTGCCATCTGAATGTCATTTAATGGGATATCCAAAATATCCAATTTTACGTTTGTCAACGGCATAATATACCTTTTCATAAGAAATGGAATATAGAAATATGCTGTTTTTCCTTCTACCCCATCTTTTTGCACTGGTGACTTTATCGTTCTTCCCTTTCCCATAAATACAATAACATGGGCTTCATTTGGTCCAATGACTTTGTATGTCGAGAAAAAGAATATTGCAACGATTGCAACAACTATCACTATTCCTACAATTGTAAATATCATAATGTTTTAATTTTGGGGCACAGATGGGGAGACGAGACAAACGATCTCCCCATCTGTGCCCCTTTTAATTATTAGAAATGTGCTGATGCTCCGCCTCCTCCGAATCCTCCTCCACCGAAACCGCCGAATCCTCCGAAATTAGAACCTCCTCCGAATAATCCTCCGCCTGAAGGATGTGACGATGGAGTAAAAAATGGAGTATCATCGTTATCGTCTACTGATTCAAAGAAATCAGCTACTTTCCTTCCAAATGTTTTATACTCACATTTAACACAAACTAATTTGTCTGTATCTGGGTTTGAAATAACGACTCCTTCTTTTTTCAATGTTACTAAGTCTCCCTCTGCTAACTGATCGACATCTAAATTAACCATTAAGCCTCCACACACTTTACACTCTTCTACTTCAACTTCTTGATTTTTGAGTTGAATTTTATCTCCTTTTTGCATATTTTTTTATTTATTTAATTGATTTTTTAATTCATAGACACCTGCCAATATTGCTCCATCCCAGTCTCCCGTTTTTAATAACGGTACCATTACATTTCTCAATATTCTGCCAGCATCTGCATCTGTTATGATGCCTTCTAATCCTTGACCAACTTCGATCCTAACATTCCTGTCTTCGATGGCTAATATTACTATTGCTCCATTGTCTTTTCCTGCATAACCGACTTTCCATGCATCTGCCACTCTTATGCCATATTGTTCTATAGAATCTGGCTCAGTAGAATTAACAACTAAGACTGCAATTTGTGCTTTTCCATCAAAATTCTTTAAATCCGTGTTTAACTTGTCGACCGTTTCTTGTTTTAATGTCCCAGTTGTGTCTACTACGTAATTTGATGCTTCAGGTATAGATACTGTACTTGTCGAGCTGATTTGTGGACTTACACCTGCGCTATTTATTAAAATTATTGCGCCTATTATTACAACGAATATTATGGCGATAGTAGTAATTATTGTATCTGTGTTCATATTTTTAGATCTACTGGTACTGCCTGTTCTGATCCACTAACCGATTCGAAAAGCGCTTTTTCCGTGAATCCGAATAAGCCGGCCAATATGCTGGTCGGGAATACCTTGATTTTAATATTATAAATTTTAACTTGTTCGTTATATCTCTGTCTTGAAACTTGAATTCTATTTTCGGTCCCCGCTAGTTCGTCCATCAATGCTTGGACTTGTTCATTACTTTTCAAGGTAGGATAATTTTCCATTACAACTAATAATCTGCTGAGAGCTCCTTCCATTTGACTTGTAGCTTGTATTTTAGATTCGCTCCCTGCGGATGATCCCGCATATTTTGTCCTAGCATCTGCTATAGCCTCAAATACAGCTCTCTCTTGCCCCATTATTCCTTTTACAGAATTCACTAATCCTGGGATAAGGTCAAATCTTCTTTGGTAATCAGTTTGGACATTAGACCAACTGGTTGCCACCACCTCTCTTTGAGTAACTAGAGCGTTATATGTGCCCCAGATCCATCCTCCGAAGAAGAAGATGCCAATAGCGATAACTCCTAGAATTCCTAATAATGAAATTATAATTTTATTCATATTTTTATCTTAATCTATTTATTTCTATTTTCTCAAGCACAACCCTGTTACATTTTAAGTAACTCTTGTTGAGATACTCTCTTATAGTATCAGAAGCATTGTTTATAGTTTCCGCTTGTATTTCCACTATTATACCGTCCGGGCTGATATCGGCGGAAACGACACTGCCCTGGACGCCATAGATTTTGAACGTAAATATATTCATATTTATTTTTAAAGTTGAGGTGCTCAGGGTGGGGAGAATAAACAACCATAAATTACTATTTCGGCATAATAAGAACCCACATCTGCCAATACCCTCATCAACATATCAGTCTTGCAAAACCTTTATGTCTGGTTACCTACCAATTCTCATCCCCCATCAGCACCCCAACTTTTATTTAATTTTATTTCTTTTCTTCTTCTCCAGAATCTACTACACCCTTGCTTAACAATTCTTTCATTTTGTCCTTTGCCACGTAATACATTCCTTTGATTGACTTAACAGAGTATACTCTCTCGTACCACTCTGGAGAATTTTCTACCAATTCTGGTGCAAAGGATATGCCAGAACAAAGATATTTTTTTAATGTCTCATTTTCTGTTTCTGTGTTCCAAATATCATCTGTTAACTTGTATGATGAATCTCCTTCTTTTTTTATTAAGATAGCACCTGCTGTAAATTGAGGTGTGTCTTTTAATGCTCTATATATTTTTTCCATAGTTATATTATTATTTATTAATTGTAAATCTGCTTCATAAACATATTCTTTCGCACCATTATATTCTACTTCCCATAGTGTTCCATAATAATTATCATAAGAATATGTTGCACTATAAATTCTTACAAGAGTTACAGTTTTACCAACCATGTTTGCTCCTGCAGAATAGTTCCTTCCTATTACTTTTACTTGTTGACCATTTTCAAACATAATTTTATTTTTTATGTTTTAATTTTTCGACCTTTCAAATATACTTTAAGTATATTCCTATACTTTCCTTTTGTCAAGTCCTTCTTTTTTATAACAGATTAACATCATCCCGTCTTTTTTTATCTCCCCTAAGTCACTATGCCATAGAGAAGGATTGAATGGTTCAGTTATTATATGAGCTCCATTCTTTGTAAGATATCTTGCAATAATTTTCACTTTTAAATCTATAAGTAACCGCTCTGCATAAATTATTGCATCAGCAACACTCTCTACATTATCTAGATCTATTAAAAATTTTGTTTCAGCTCGGCAACTAGGCCTCATAAAACAGCTTATCCATCGATTTTTGATGTCAAAATAAAATTCATTTTTATTTTCTTCATCATAGTAATCTGCTTCCAATTGCCTTTGTTTAAATTCACGTATGGACTTTTTGATATCTCGTGCATTTACTGAAGAGTAAATTCTTAGAGGTATGCTACTTTTTTTTAGTTCCTTGCTGAACTCATTCACTATCGAATCAAATTCTGCCTCATTTCTAGATATTTTACGTTTTGCAACTCCATCTGGTTTTATTCCATCTTTAAAATCTTTTCTTCTCATAGTTAATATTATCAATCGAAGTCCTTTTTTAAATTCTAATGGTATTTTATTCATATTAATATTTTTTTAATATTCTTTTCATCGCAGATTTGACGGCATCTTTTTCCATTTTCTCTCCAAATTTGCCTTCAATTACTTTGTCAAATATATTTTGTTTATTATCTAATATTTCCTTTAAATCTTCATCAATTGTATCTCTTGCAAATAACTGATAAATATTTATAGATTGAGCTTTTTGTCCTGGTCTATGAACACGGTCCTGAGCTTGTTGGTGGTCTGCGGGATTCCAGCTGTAGTCTATAAATATAACATTAGAAGCTGCAGTCAATGTAATACCAACTCCTGCGCTTTTAATTCCACCAAGAAAAACTGTTACATCTTTATTATTTTGGAATTTCTCGACAATTGCTCCTCTTTCCTCCACAGGTGTCTGCCCGGTCAAAAGTACAGTTTTATCACTAAAATGGTCTCTGATAGCCTCTAATGGGGCTACAAACGAGCAGAATACAAGCACCTTCTCTCCAGACTCAAGTATACTCTCTATAAGTTCAATAGCTGTACCTACTTTCCCCATCGCCCCTATCTGTCTTAACACATTCAATTGAGTTAGTTTTCCTCCTGCTAACGATTTACTTACATTATCTTCGTCTCCAAGTTGTCTCAGGTAATCGGCAAAATCTGATGCGGCTGCGTCATATTCGCTAGAGCTTTTTTTGTCTAATTGAACAGGTGTTGTGATAAATGTTTTTGGTGGGAGTTCTTTTAACACCTCTGTTTTATCTCTTCGGATAAAATATCTTTTGATTCTTTTGTGAAGTTCTTCAGTGTTTGATGCTCCGGATGTATCTACTCCCCATCTTGTCCTGTGCATTGCACAATATCTTCTTGCAAAATCATACCAGTTATTCCAAACATTTTTATCTATAATATTGAGCAAAGAAAATAATTCGGATGGCCTAGAAAGCAATGGAGTTCCCGAGAGCAATACTATTTTAGGAATGTCTCTTGAAATCATTCTGAAAGCCTTAGTTCTTAATGCGCCTGTAGATTTTATATATTGACATTCGTCTCCAACCAAGCAGTCAAATCTTATTTTTGATAATTGTGGGAGATGTTTTGTCAAAATATCATAATTGACTATCCACACATTCACATCTGGACTTATCTTACCCAAATCTGTTTTACTATCTATGATTATCGATGACATTCTTGTCCACTTTTTAACTTCCATCTCCCAAGAAAATTTTACAGATGCTGGACAAACAATTAAACTTCTTTTATACCCCTCATGTTTTATCAGAGCCAGGGCTTGAAGAGTTTTTCCTAATCCCGGGGAATCTGCAATAATCGCACGTCCTCCAGAAGCTACCAAGAATTCTACTCCAACTTTTTGATACGGGTACAACTCTCCCTTTAGTCCCTTAATGTGGAAATCAGTATCTTTTTTAGTTTTAATATTATCTATTTTTTCTTCTCTTTCTTTTTTTTCTCTGGACCAAGCTTGTTCATTTTTAACATCTATTTCAACCTGTGGGTCTACTTGTGTCTCAGGAAACTTTTCTACTAGTACCGGGACCAAGAAGGAATCTGAGAAAACCCATCTTTTCAATTCTCCTTGTACGTCGAAATTGAACCTATCCCAACCAAATGATTCTTTTAATTGGCGACAGAACTCTACTTTCTCTGGTGAGTAGTCGTAATAGAGGGCAAACCTATGATATTTACTTTTTTCGCTAACAATTTTCATCATTTTTATTTAGTAGATAATTCTTCTCTTCTCTCAAATTCTTCTAACGATATTTTTTTATCTACCCATTTTTGTTTATCGCATGACCAACAGATGTTGAATAGCTTTACATAATTACAATCAGCTATACTCCACTGCTTTTCCCCGCAGTTAGGACAATTTACGTTTTCCATTTTTGAGCTTTATATAATTTTTAATGTTTATTGGAACTTTGTTTTCTTGTGAGCATTTCAACGAATAGTCGTAATACTCGAACATTTTTTTTACAGAATAATTATATTTTAGGAAGTCTACGATGTCACTAAGATTAAAGAAATAATCATTGACGAATAACACTCCACCGATATCGTCAGCGATCCAGTAGTGCTCAGGATCTTTCCCGAAATATTTATCCACAAAAAGTAATCTTAGACTTTCCGTAGCCTCTTCCCATATTTGTATTCCCATTAGTTTTACCATAATTTTTCTACCTCCAAGTGAAACTGGTATAATTTCTCTAATTCTTTTTCAAAAAATACATCATCCCTATCAACTGTCTTGAGGTGCTTCAAATATAATCCATTATCATCCTGAAGTGGCTGATAAATTAATCCATGTTCCTTTTTAAACATTGTGCAATATAATTTAACTTGGTGATCCTGCCAAGGCTTGGACTTATTCATTTTTTTATCAGACGTTTTGAGTTCCCACACTTCATCAAGTCGATCAGGGGGCAAACAGTCAGCTTTTGCAACTAATACTATATCTTTGTAGACAAATTCAACTTTTTTTTCACAGTTATACTGCCCGAGAAGTGCTTGTATTTGATTATGCATTCCCGTCCCGCCCCACATAAGTAGAATTTGTTTCATATCTTTTTCTTTAGGATTCATCCATTGTTCTGGAGTAGTAGAACCGTTATTTATAAAGTATAATTCAGAGCTATTATAACGACCTCTTGTTCTAGGATATGATCCCATTCTTTGCCTTAATACAGGCGTCAAATTTATGTCCATTTTATTTTAATTTAAGCTAGCTATTATAGCTCCTATTATTATTAATATTCCCACTAAAACCAAGCTTAACCAAATTGGAGAAATCACCCACCACCAAGACCAGTCAATCACATGCACTAATTTTAGAATTATAAAGATTAACGTTAACGCACCTGTAAATCCTATTCCTCCACTATTTGATTCACTCATATTTATTTAATTTAATATTTATTTTTAACATTAGCAGGCTATGCTCTTGGGCCGTCCGTTTGACACTTTTATCCCAGTCAATTTGTGCAAGGATTTTAGTTAAGGTTTGCTCCTCGATAGAACGATAAGTTTGTTAAACTCTTGGAAGATCGTCCGACTGATTCTGCTATAGCTGACGGATACAAGGGCTTCCGCCCGCCCAAGAATATAGCCTACTAATATCTTTTTTACTTTACTCTAAGCTTTTTTAATGCTTCAACTTTTATTTGTCTGATACGTTCTCTGGTAACCCCATGAATTGCTCCAAGTTCTGCTAATGTGTGCCTTACATTGGGAGTGATCCCATAATAACGTGTTATAATATCAGACTCTTTAACCGTCAATTTTGAGCCTAATTTTATATAAGCTTCTTTGACAACTTCTGCTCTAATCTTCATTTTTCTTATGGAGATATATCTATGCGTAAATTATTGTTTTGATATATCTTTTTTTTCTTAATTACTAATTTTATTTTTCCAAGGACATTCAACCTTTCTCCCTGTTCGGCTAGAAGTATTTTTTGTAGATTGTTCATAGTTTTTGAGATTAATTGTATTATTATGACCTTCTAGGCCTCTCTCAATAAGTAACATCAATGTTTGCGGAATTAAGTATTTACTGAGAGAGGCCGGGAAAATCCCGGCTACTGATACCACGGCCACCTCGTTGAGAGGATATAGTCCCACCTAGCAAGAAGCTAGGTGCTCTAATTGGACTACATCTTAAGTATATTCCTATACTTTCCTTTTGTCAAGCTCTTACATATATTTTTTAACGAATATTCCATTGATTAGAGCCCAGATAGCAGATATAATCCATCCGATTAAGGATAATATATCCCATCTACCAAAAACTCCAATTGCCCAGAAAAACCACAGAAGTACTATCGGTAAAAAGTATAAAATAGTTTTTATTATTTTATTCATCTTTTTCTTCCATTAAATATTTATTGGAAATCGCTTTGAAGGAAACACGTCTTCCATCCATCTCTTTTTCATCCTTAGACCTTATTACAATTCCTTCACGATCAACCTCCGGGCAAAGAGCGCTTTTCCCATCAGCATAGAATAATACTTCTTCGACTGTTTCAGGAAGAGCATAATTATCATTGACGATAGGTACAGTTTCCAATCCATGTCCTTTTATAAAATTTTGGAAATCATTAAAATCGAGATATCTCTTCCATTCAATTTTATAAACATTGAAAAAATAAACTTTATTGCCGGTTAATCTATATGGATTATTTTGGACGCCACTCCCTATCAATTCTCCTTGCAACGCAAACCCATCAGGTATTTTATTTTCTAAATCTAATTCTCTAGCAATTTTCCAAAAGGTATTACCCTCCGTTTCTGTCAGTTCCAGGTTCCTACTACAAACTCCAAACACTCCATCTTTTTTAAAATACGTTACAGATGAACCGTCTAATTTTTCTGTGACATAATATCTGTTCAAAACTTTAGACATATTTTGGATCCTCTCTTCATCTGTCTTCGGGATAAAACTTGGGAAAAATCCTTTTGCTATCCCAGCTAGTTCAGCGGGGATTGGTTTTTCGTATTTCACAACTCCAAGCATTTCCGTTACGTCAGTTCCCACTTCTATGTCTGGATAGGTATCAAAACCTGAATCCAATGGGAGCGCCAGTCCTTGGCTTAAGGTTCCACGAAGTTTTACGGTCTTTAAGCGTATTCCAACTTTAACTTCTCCATCTATTGTTACTCTCTTCAGAGTACTTCCTTTTTTAAGAAAAGCATATTTTTCTATGTCCGGGAGCAGTGAGTCCACCTCGAAATACAGGCAAAAATCACCAACTTTAAAATCTCCCTTTTTAACCACACATTGCCAGCCGTCGATTTTGGCTAATTCTATAAAATCCGCACCTTCAATAGGTACGAGATTATCTATTTTTCTAATTGTAACTAATTTTCTTTTTTCTTTTTCTTCCATATTTTTTAAAATAATGTTAATTGATTTAGATTTGTATTTTCCTCTATTTTCCCCTGTATGTTCGACAACGGCAGTGGAACAGGCACATGATTGCCATATAAAATCATGGGATTATCTACAAATTTAAAAACCTTACTCATAACCTTCCCGGTGTCTTTCCACTTTTGTGGATTTACTTGGGCTGTACCATTGGGAACAGTTATTTCAAGTAATGCACCTTTTCTTATCGCACTGTTGACTATTTTTGCATTTATATAGCAAAAATTGCCATACAGAGGCTTTCTTATATTTACTTTTATTATCTCCATAGTCTTTTTATTTTTCTTTTCTTCTTTTTTTTAGGTTCCCACATTAAGTGGGTTAAGTGCCATGAGTTGCAAATAGGACATTGATAAATTCTCAGCTCTGTGCTTTCTTCTTCCCATTTTTCATTTCTCAATGTCTCAGCTAGTTTCTTGCTATAGCACTGTTTCCCAAAACATTTCTTCCTTGGAACTTGAAAATTTTCGTTATACATATCTTTAATATTCTTCTTAATCTCGACCTTTATTTTTTAACTGAAACTGTTAGACATCTCATATAACCTGTGAATGGAATAGTGTAAATTCCACAAACAGCAATAAATTCACTATCTTTGACTCTCTTGGGGATTTCATACGAAAGCGTGATTATTTTTCCACCTGGCTGACAAATTCTTGATGCTTCATTTGCAAAAGCATTTATACCACCATAATATTTTTCTGTTCCGTACAATTCCTTAGATAATTCTTTTGTATATGGAGGGTCTATGATCACTAAATCGCAACTATCGCTTTTGATTGATGTCTTTCTAGCATCTTCGACTAGAGTGGGATTCACCTCGGGCCTAATATCTACTGTAATAGCACTTTCATCATTTATAGCACCAGAACAAAGATAAACTCTTTTTTTCCCCCACCAGCCCATTTCTTTTAACCATTTTACAAACCCTTTGGGAAACCCGCCTTTACATTTTGCTTGACCGTCCACTCCAAAACATTTTGTTGTTCTAAATATATTTTCCATTATTGATATTTGTATATTATCATAGCACTATGACGAGTAACCAATCTCTCACTTACTTCAGCTGCACAATACTTAATATCGACTATCTCAACTGAATCAATTCTAGACTTTAAAAATTCATTTATCTCTTTTTCTAGATCTGAATAAGAGAAATTAAAAAATATTTTAACTTTTATTTTCATTTTTGTTTTTTTTAATTAATTTTTGTAATTCTTTTACTTCCTCAGGATTTTCGTCACGCCATTCTTGCCAGCTTTCATCAGTTAAAAGATGTTCTACCCATTCTGGGTCTTCTGGCTTATAAGGGAATGGCTCTTCACCCCTTGCACATCTCTCACACAATTCTACGGCTTCACAATCACAATCTTCTTCATGGCTACACTTTTCTCCATTTTCATCAAAGGCTTCATATTCTCTATGCTTACTGCAAAAATATCTATCACACCCTCTTTCTGAAAATGGCTCTCCCCCACAGGCATATGGTATCCCTCTGTCTATTTTTTCATTACAGTCTGGGTGTTCACAAATTGCCGGAACTCCATAACCTCCGAACCTATGATGTCCTATGCTATAAACTTGATATCCCATAATTTTATTTAGAAAAAGGTATTGCCTCGTCTGAGACATTTATTCCTTTTCTAATTTATGCATTAATCCTTTCCTGGTCCATTGTTCAAATGTATAATTTTTACCATCATTTACAGATATTGTTTCTTTGTCTAGGTCAATTGTATAATAATACTCGCAGAAAGTCCCATCATTTTTGAAATCTTCGTCTAAAACCACCTTTTTTACAGTCCCATTATAAATTAATTCTAATATTCCGGCGCCATGATCTCTGTTAAATTCTGGATATTTATTGTGTACTTGTTGCGCTTGTTCGGAATTAAGCCATTCTCCAGTAATTCCTAGACTTGCATACGCCTTTTTTATATCTTCTTTTTTCCACGATTTTAGTTTTTTAACTGCCTCTTTAAATTTTCTTAAATCTACATTTTTAAAAAAGTCAGCGATAGTTTGTCCCTGCCCAGTTGGGTAGCCATCCCATTGTCCATATTGTGCAACCCTTGTTTTATTATCTAATTTTACGATTGTTAAATTTCTTGTTCCCATAATTTTATTTTTTAATTTATTCTTCTTAATCTATATCATTTGGGGTTTTCTTAAATCCAAATTTTAATCCTAATATAAAGATCTTTATTGCTATATTTGTAAAAGCTCCAACAATAAGTGCTGATGGAACAACTAAAAATATATTATGAGTTATATTAGCTATTATTAATAAGATAACACCAACTAACCAAACGGATATTGCTGATGTTAGACTTAACCAAAGTGGTGCATTTCCTTTTTTGTTCATCTTAGTTTTATTTTAAATTATTTTTAGAAAAATAACACTGTCTAAAATATTCGTTCCCAACTCTATCAGAAAAATTAATAAATCATTTAAACTTTTAAATAAATAATTAAATATTTCACACATCTTAGTTTTATTTAATTCTACTTTTTATTTCTCTCACAATTATTCGCTTGTATTTATCAACATCTTCATCGGTCATCTTTTCCGTTGCTTGAAACATCATTCCTTGAGAAAAAACATTACTAACAATATCTTTAATTGTCCAATTCTTAATCCAATCTTTTAGAGTTTCTTTTTTCATAATTCATTATATACTTCCTTAAATTTTATATTTAGAGGGGGATTTAGTCTGCCCCGTGGCAAGCACAATAGTATTCATCAAATTCTTTATCTGGTTTATACTTAAAAAACCATAAATTATGACTTGAATCTTCTTCGCATTTGCAAACATCTCCAACAACACATTTTCCGCAACAATTTGAATTATAACTACCACCTTTAACTGGTTTTCCGTAATATGAACATCTGGCACGTCTTCCTGTAAGATTAGGAGTTTCAACAACTTCGCAACAGTCGTGAGTTATGCAACAAGGGTGGTCTTTCGGTAATCCATCGTGTTCTCTTTGATGAGTAGCAAATCCACTACACCCGCATTTCATTAGTTTAATTTCCATAATCTTCTTTAATTTATTTTATATTATTTCCCCTAAGGGTTAAGTTATTATTCATCTTCTTCTGATTCTTCTGGATTTTCCGCTTTATATATCTCTTCCATTAATTCAACAGTTTTATCGTCATAATCAACAATGTATGGAAAATCGTGTTCTCCTTCTACTCCTTGTTCACTATTATCTTCAAAAATAATTCTACATATCTTAAACGTAGCTTCATCAAATTCATTTGAAATATAACCTACAATATCCTTTACTTTTTTACCATTTATTTTAGTGAAACTTTGGAGATAATCACTGTCCCCATATAAATATTTTTTTATTTCTTCATCTTCCATTTTATTTTATCCCTACCAGCTTATTGGGCTGGATAAGATTATTTTCTATTAAATAAATTAATATTTTAGCTCTTGCGTCTGCTTCGGTGTCGACTTCAATTTGTTCTATCTTTCTTGTTTTTGGGTGATTTATCCAAGCAACCCAGTGCGCATCTCCAAACTTTACTGTTCCTAATTCCCAATTTCTAATTGAACCGTCTAAATCATTGTGAAATGTTTGCAACATCTCCCCCAATTCTGCAACATTGTGAGCTTTAACATAATCTCCGTATGGCTTATCTTCTCCTTCTCCACTCCAACAAAACAATCTTAATATCTTCTCACCTGCAAAATAAAAGCTACCATCAACAATCTCTTGTTCCACTCCCAACTCCTTTAATTTTTTAGCAAGCTCAAGACTTACTACTTGATTTTTTAATTCCATTTTATTTTTTATTAATCTTTTTCTTTACCGCACTCGCAAATGAAGTGTTCTTGTTGTCCACAATTAGGGCAATCGCAATATAAAACTTCATATCTGTGCCTATGTTTTTTTTCTTCGGCCTTTTTTTCTATAACGCCCCTAGCCCACGCTTTTCTTTTTTGTGACTTTGATAATTGATCTTCTACTTTTAAATTTTTTCCTGACATATTTTTATTTTTTATTAATAATTTCTTTTTCATCAAAGATTATTCCGTCCATTTCGCAAATGAATTGGATGTATTCTCTTTGACAATCGTTTTTGTCTATTCTAGTAACAATCCTTGTAATATATTTTTCGTAGTGACTATGTTCTCCTTGCATAAGTTTATTTTTTATTAATTATATTATTCTTGGAGTTTTGTGGGTTAACTATTGATTTACTTTAAAAAATTCTTTAGCAAAGTTCTGACTACATAATGACCTAAACTCCATATCACTATCAACATTTTTAAAGCAGTCAAATTCTCTTATAAACTTCTTATGACTTTTGTGCATAAAGGCAAGTGATGGTTTTCCTCTACCTGGTCTTGTATATAATTCTGGTATTTTTTCTACATCTTCCCATTTTGTGTATTTCTTTACTGGTATATTAAACTTTCCCCATAAAGCAGTTTTCTTTGTCCAAGGACTACCAAATTCCCAAGGCTGATAAGTAAATTGTGGTTTTCCTAAATACTTTTTTAAATCTCCAGTTGCAGGATTTTCTATTACCCAGAAGGTAGGGTTGCATTCACTTATTATTCTTTGGCATTCTCTTACTAGAAACATTCCTTCTTCTGGGTTCCTTGCTTTACCATCACTTCTAGCTGTTGAAAACTCTAAACATACTGGGTTTGCGATAATTCCATAAACATCTTTAGATGGATGATAATTTTCTACGCCTATGTCTTTTCCGATACAAATAACTTTATATCCATTTTCTCTATATGGCTGACTATCAGAACCTGTATCAGCACATAAATGTAATATAATTTTCATATTTTTCTTTCTTTGTCACACATACTACATTTTTGTCGACCTATAAAATGTTCTTTTGGCCAACCATGAATCTGCTCCCAGTCGTGCTCTCCGCCATTTAAACAATCGGCCTTGCTTCCCTCATAGTCAAATGACATACTCACATGCATCATAAATTTTTTATCACAATGGTCGCATTCCATTTCTAAAAATTCATCATCCTTATATCCGAACCCATCATCATGATTAATCTCTACCTCCTTATCGCAATAAGGGCAAAATACTGTATCCATATTTTTTATTTTTTTTTAGAAATTAAGAATTTTGATGGAATATCCTCGCAAGTATCTACTTTTTTGCATATCTCACATGGTCCATAACTTGGAACCCAAGGCATAAACTCATTTTCATAATTTTCCTCTAGGCATTCTTTACAAATAAACATAAACTTTTTATTTTTTATTAGTATTTTCGAAATCCTTTTCGCTGACCCATATCTCTCCTTCTGGTATCAATTTACTTTTCATGACCTTTAATGATGCCAAGTAATTAATTGCATATTGACTTTTTTCGCTTTCTTCATTCATTAACATTTTGCATCCCTCCAAGGCATATATGGCTCTCGTTAATGTATCACTTGTCAGCGGACGAGACTGCCCAGCCTCTGTCGCCCTTCTAATATTACATTTATCACGGTTTATCCTCCATCTTTTAAGTTCTTCTATAGAGCTGTTTATGTTTTTTAATATTACTTCTTTTTCCATGTTTTTATTTTAATATTTCATTTAATTGTGCTAATTCCCTTGCTCTTCCAAATGAACCAAAATGTCTAATATAAACATAATAATCTGGTATTAACCCTCTTCTACAATCTGTAGCAGTAGGAATTTTGTTATTTTCTTCTGTATAAATTTTTAAATATTCAAGCAATTCATCGTTATTATATTTATGTCTAATACCTTTTCTTTTTTTATTGATAGACATTTTACACATTTCAATAGCATTCTTCCATGAACCAAATGTCTTAAATATTAAATGTTTAAATCTCTGGCTTCTGCATTCTCCTACAAATTCATGGAGCGTTGGAGTTTTACCTATTTTTTTAGCCACGTCTTTTATTTTTTGCAACAATTGGTCAGGGCAAGTTCCTCTTTTATTTTTGGTTTCTAGAGTTATTTTTGGTTGAAATCTTTTATCCATTTTTCTATTTTTCCACTCTTTCCATTTTTCTATTGCTTTTTGTTTAAACTCTTCTTTTTGTTCTGGTGTCAAACTCTTAAGATAATTTATAAAAGTTTGTTTTAGCCTATATCTTTCTTTCTCTGAAACTAATGCTGTCATCTTGGCTAATTTGTATATATTTTTATATTCTTTAACATTCATTTTATGTTTACCTCTTATGTGTCCACTTAAACTGCTAAACAGTTTGCCGCAGATATGACATTGGATATATTGATTATCAATTGAACACATTATCGTGCCATAATAACCATGACCTTCTCTTTTTGGTATTTTTAATAAAGGCTCTTTATAATTTTTAATTGTTAAAAATATATTTTTTTTCATATTATTTTTGAAGTGGCTTTTTTAAAAAAGAATATTCTGTTGCCCTATCCCCAGCAAACCATTCAATCCTTAAGGAGTCGTCATCTCTCAAATCAAATTCATCTAATATTTTTCTAAGTCCTCCTACCTTCATTATCATACTTTGGCTCTCTGGAATGCTAGGACTTCCAAATATAATATAAGGAGGATCTAAAATTAATCTTTCTATATCCGGAGATTCACATTTTTTGACTATTTTTGTTTTATTTTTCATATTATTTTTTTTAATTTGTTAAATCTGTTTCCTTAATTCCCTTCAGAGCTTATTTAGCTTCATAAATTATGTCTTCATATGCCATTTCTATCGCTTCATCATAATTCAGTCCATAATTATCCTGAGAGGTTTTTTGCAATATTGCTGGACTGTCATATTGAGAGATTTTTTTTAAAGCAGTATACATTTTTATTATTGTTTCTTTTTCCATAGTTTTTAAGTTTAAGATTTATTAATGAGGGTGCGTCAGCAATTGCGCCACTTCCCGATGGTCGGGAAGGTAGGATTTGTACCTACAATGGAGTTATTCCCGGATATTACCTCCGCCCTCTCATTAACAGACCTTATTTACTATTATATATTCAGTATACTCCAGTGCCTACCGCTTTGTCAAGCCCCCCCATCACCTTGGGACTATTGTATAGTTAAATTAAAATAATAAAATTAAATTAAATAAAAATATGGAATCAGCACCGGAATTTTCAACTAGGGATTTGTATTTAGCATCAACCTTAGTAACATTGCACTTCCCATTGCTCGGAATAGATTATCAAGTTGAAGGTATAAAACCAAAACCAATTGGATACTTCAAATTTGAGGAAACTCCAGATCTTCGTGAAGCACGCAGCAGATACAATCAATCGATGTTATTGATAGAACCAAAATTGTTTATTTCTAATCTTCAATCATTGAAAGCAGAGGTTGTAAACATGTTCCAAAACCCCAATTCAGCAGTAAATCAAAAGTAGAAACAAGCCCCCAGTAAAAATGGGGGTTGTTTTGTCATTTTCCCTCGTAAAATTGAAAAGTTATCCGCAGCTCCCACCGACTTGACTTAACGTTAATAAGAGCATATTATAAGGGATATAACATTTAACAAATATGAAAAAGAAGGTCGCTCAAAACCTCTATGATAAGACTTAGACCCCTGCTTTTGGGGTGGAGTGGAGGAATCCAGTAATGGGCCTCCGACGGTGTCGTAGCCGTTTGAGCCTCCACTCCAAAAATAGGGGTTTTATTTTTTAAAAGGAAGGGCAATCGTAATAATATGAATAAAGTAGACAAGGAACAGATTATCTCTAGCATCAAAAAAGGATGGTCAATATTCCCGGTTCTCTTGACTGCCGTGGACGAAAACGGAACTATCAAAAAAAAGGTCCGGTTTCCAATTATAGACGGCAAAGAATCATGGAAAAAATTCCAAACCCAAAAAATAACAGAAGAACAAATTGATTGGGAGTGGGCTCAATTCGACCAGTGTGGCGTTGCAACCGGCAAAATTTCCGGCATAACTTGTGTAGATTTAGATACTAAGGACATTACAAAAGTGCCCTTAGAATTTTTTAATACTTATGTAGTTGAATCAGAAAAAGGATATCATTTTTACTTTAAATACAATCCAGAAGTAAGACAGACTCAAGGA